CTATGGTGATTTAAGTAAGACAGTATTAAAGAAGTTGAAAAATGGCGATAAAAACAAAAAGCAAAGTTAATGCAGCTGGGAATTACACCAAGCCTACATTACGTAAGAACATATTCAACCGTGTCAAAGCAGGTGGTAAGGGAGGTGCTCCCGGTCAATGGTCAGCCAGAAAAGCACAGATGGTTGCCAAAGCATACAAAGCCAAAGGTGGAGGATACCGTGGATAAGTGTGATACTTGTGAATGTTACGAATGTGATAAAGAAGAATGTAATTGTGACTGCCACGAAGATAAGGTAGCTGAGAGAGGTAATGATTGAGTTTGTGTTAGTGTTTATGATGGGATTAAGAGTAGTAGACCAAACACAAACCTTTGAAGACATAGATAGATGCTTGTACTTTGCAGAGAGATTACACAAGCAACCATCCGTACCACAGATGGAAGGAGCAAATCTACAGATAACAGCATACTGTAAGCCTAGAAGGAAACGATAATGTTAGCAGAACTCGCAGCAGCAAACGCAGCCTTCGGTGTAATTAAAAGTTTTATATCAAATGGTAAAGAGCTTTCAGGTTGTGCTAAACAAATATCAGATTTTGTTTTTGCAAAAGAAGGTTTAGAGAAAAAAGCTAAACAGAAAAAAGCTAAAGGTGTAGGTGGTGCAGATTTAGAAGAGTTCATGGCTCTTGAGCAGATAAGAGAAAAAGAAGAAGAACTCAAGAAGATGATGATATATCTAGGTAGACCCGGGTTGTGGCAGGATTGGCAACAGTTTCAAGCTGAAGCAAGAAAGTCTAGACGTTATCAGGAAAAGTTAGCAAAGAAACGTCAAGAAGAGATAATGGAATATGTAGGATATAGTATAGGTTTTATTATCATTATATTCTTTGCAGGATTAGCAGCTTGGTTAGTAGCTAAGTGGACAGGTAGATTATAACCCCATGTATAGGCATCTGCACGTTGCAAGAAAATGTCTGCATAGGATGCAATAGAACAATAGAAGAAATTAAGGAATCATATGAGAGCACCACAAAGGTCACTAGCAAATTGGACAAAACAGAAGTGGACAACTAAAAGTGGTAAACCTAGTACACAAGGGTCAAAAGCTACCGGTGAACGTTATCTACCTGAAAAAGCGATTAAGGCTCTTTCTTCCAGTGAATACGCCGCCACTTCGGCTGTTAAACGCAAAGCAACTAGAGCAGGTAAACAAGTGGCTAAACAACCCAAAACGATTGCTAGAAAAACGGCGAGATTTAGATGAGAAAAGACAAATTGTACTTAAACTTGGCGAAGCCGCTGCTGAAGCTAGGAAACTATCTATTCAACAAGCACGTGAAAGCTCTAAGAGAAAAACAAGAAAAAGAAGGTCTTAGGAGATTATAATGGAGAACATGGTTTTAGATGCATGGAATGAACTTAGTTACGTAGAAGGTGTTCTATTTACACTATGGTTATTTATTTTATATTATGGTAAAGTGTGGATTGACACTAAGTTTAAACAAAAGGAGTGTACATGTTTACGGCGTTAATAGGACCTATAGCAAATCTAGCTAGTTCTTGGATGAGTAGTAAAGTTGAGAAGGTTAAAGCTGATGGACAGGCTAAAGTAGCACAGGCTAAAGCGAAAGCAGTTGTAGCTGAGAAAGTTGCTGCAGGAGAAGTGCAGTGGGAAAATACTATGGCAGATGCAACAGATAATAGTTGGAAAGACGAATTTGCCTTGACAGTTTTACTTTTACCTGCTATACTAGTGTTCATCCCTAGTATGACAGAATATGTAAGAGTAGGCTTTGAAGTATTAAATACATTACCTGAGTGGTATCAATATCTTTTATTTATAGCAATTAGTGCATCTTTTGGAATTAAAGGTGCTGGACAAGCAATGAAAATAATGGGGAAGAAATAATGGCTACAACAAAAAAACCAACAACTGCAAAAAAACCTGCAGCTAAAAAGACAGCAGTAATTAAAGCACATAGAGGAATGGCTCACGTACCAAGAAATCCAAGAAGAAGACCACCTAATCTTCAAGTAGAACCACGTAGACTAGGAGATGGCAGACCACAGATGCCAAGGGGAAGAAACCCGCGGCTACCTGCTAATTTTTTTCAGATGTCACCAAACGCAAGAAAACAATTTCTAGCAGTTCGTGCAGCTAAGGATGCTACTAGAAGAAGATTTAATCAACGTAGAGGACAACCACAACCATTTACACCTGCTATGAGAGATTTAGCAAGAAGACAGTCGGAAGCAGCTAGAAAAAGAATGCAACAAATGACACCTGCTCAAAGAGAAGCAAAGAGAAAGCAACTAGAAGCTGCAGCAAGAAAACAACTAGATAGACCTACATTACCTATACGAAGAAGACCAACAGTAGAGCAACTTAGAAATGCTAAAAGAAGACGTAGACCTGTAGGAGACCCAAAGCCGAGAAGAAGAGTAACACCTACGCAACGGTCACGTGATAGAAATCAGAATACTTCTGACTCACCACGAGCAGGAAATCCTAATACAGGAGGAGGAAGAAGCATTTAACATGAATATTAATACACTCAGAAAAGAAATTGAGAAAGATGAGGGTGTAAAGTACGAACTGTACTATTGCACAGAAAATCATTTAACTGGAGGTATAGGACATCTTATCACAGAATGGGATGCAGATTACTACGATAAACCTATAGGATACCCTGTACCTGAAGAACAAGTAAACGATTGGTTTGCGAAAGACATAGAAACAACTATAAAAGATTGTAACCTATTATTTTCGCAATTTAATAATCTACCTGATGATATACAACACGTATTAGCCAATATGTGTTTTCAATTAGGTAGACCTAGATTATCCAAATTTAAAAATATGATTGCTGCCGTAGAAGATTTGGACTGGGAAAGAATGGCAGACGAAATGGAAGACTCTCGTTGGTATAAACAAACACCTAACAGAGCCAAACGTTTAATAGCAATCGTTGATAGACAATATTATAGAGAGAATGTACCAACATGAGTAGAGAACTAACTGAAAGACAACAAAAGTTTCTAGCTGTTTTATTTGATGAAGCAGGTGGTGATGTAGTATCAGCTAAGAAGTTAGCAGGTTACTCTGAAACCTCTAGTACTACAGATATAGTTAAATCGCTTAAGGATGAGATTCTAGAAGCTACACAACTCTTTATGAGTAGGAACGCACCTAAAGCTGCTATGGCTATGGTAGGTGGCTTATATGACCCTACAGAGCTAGGTCTAAAAGATAAGATGATGGCAGCTAAAGAATTACTAGACAGGACAGGCTTAGTGAAGACTGAGAAGATGCAAGTAGAAAGCACTGGTGGTGTTATGCTATTACCTGCAAAGAATGATGGATAGAAGTGTAGGTAAGTGGAAATTACCACAACCAACAGATTTAAAAGATGAAGAACAAAAGGAATGGGTACAGATACCTCGCATAGCTAGGACTATTCCATTTGGATACAAGATAAATGAACAAGACCCTGACTTACTTGACCCAATACCATACGAGTTAGAAGCCATAGAGATGGCAAGAAAGTATGTAAAGCAGTATTCCTATCGTGAAGTAGCTAATTGGATGACTACTAAAACGAATAGAGTTATATCTCACGTGGGTTTAAGAAAAAGGTTAATGCATGAAAGACAACGTAAGAACACGGCTAGAACTCTCCGAAAGTGGTCTGAGTACGCCGAAAAGGCGATACAAAAAGCGAAAGCCATTGAAGAAGCAAGAACAGGTGCAAGAGCCTAGTATACAGGAAGTTGCAGACGTAGAAGCAGTGCCTGTAGAAGAACAGAATGTAGTATTTAAACCTAATGCAGGACCTCAGACAGAGTTTCTTGCAGCAGGAGAAAGAGAAGTACTATATGGTGGTTCAGCAGGTGGTGGTAAGTCTTATGCCATGTTAGCAGACCCTTTACGTTACATGGGTCATCCATCGTTTAGTGGATTGTTATTACGACACACGACAGAAGAATTAAGAGAACTTATATTTAAGTCAAAAGAAATATACCCACAAATATGGAAGGGTATAAAGTGGTCAGAACGAAAGATGCAATGGGAAGCACCATCAGGTGCAAGGTTATGGATGTCATACTTAGACCGTGATGATGATGTACTTCGTTATCAAGGTTTGGCATTTAGTTGGATAGGGTTTGACGAACTAACCCAATGGTCTACTCCGTATGCTTGGAACTATATGCGTTCACGTTTGCGTTCAGTTGCACAGGATTTGCCTGTCTACATGAGAGCAACAACTAACCCCGGAGGTCCGGGACATCAGTGGGTCAAGAAGATGTTTATTGACCCTGCACCATACGGAAGACAATTTGATGCCACAGATATTGAATCAGGGAATGTTCTTTCCTATCCAAAAGGACACAGTAAAGCAGGACAAGCTCTATTCAAACGTAGATTTATCCCTGCAAGATTATCAGACAACCCATACTTGTCTGCCCAAGGTGACTATGAAGCAATGCTTTTATCCTTACCTGAACACCAACGTAAGCAGTTGCTTGAAGGTGATTGGGATATTAAAGAAGGTGCTGCTTTTACTGAGTTTGATAGGAATATTCACGTTGTTGAGCCTTTTTCAATTCCAAGAAATTGGGTTAAATTTCGTGCTTGTGATTACGGTTATGGCTCTTATAGTGGTGTGTTGTGGTTTGCTGTTTCTCCAGACGAGCAGATTATTGTATATAGAGAGTTGTATTGTAGCAAAGTACTTGCCACAGATTTGGCAGATATGATATTGGATGCTGAAGCCGATGATGGAAATATTAAGTATGGGGTTCTGGATAGTTCTCTTTGGCATAAACGTGGGGATACTGGTCCTTCTTTGGCTGAACAAATGATTATGAAGGGATGTCGCTTTAGACCTTCAGATAGAAGTAAGGGTAGTCGTGTATCAGGAAAGAATGAAATACATAGACGATTACAGGTAGATGAGTTTACAGAAGAACCAAGATTAGTATTTTTTAATACCTGTACACATATGGTATCGCAGTTACCTGCATTACCATTAGATAAAAAGAATCCAGAAGATGTAGACACAAGAGCAGAAGACCACTTGTATGATGCATTAAGATATGGTATAATGTCAAGACCGAGATTTAGTATATTTGACTATGACCCAATGGGCAGACCTAACAGTAGTATGCCAATGGCAGACTCTACATTTGGATATTAAGGATATAACATGGCAGAAAAAGATGAAGTAACATTAGACGATGATTCAGTAGCATTAGAAGATGTTAAAGAATCAATAGTCAGTGACATAGGAGTAAGTGGTATTATACCGTTTGTTATGGGTAGATACCAACGAGCCGAAGACTATCGTAGTAATGATGAAGAAAGATGGTTAAGGTCTTATAGAAATTATAGGGGGTTATACGGAAGTGATGTTCAATTTACTGAAGCAGAAAAGTCAAGAGTATTTATTAAAGTTACCAAAACAAAAACTCTCGCAGCTTATGGACAGATTGTTGATGTCCTATTTGCAGGGAACAAGTTTCCTATTAGCATTGAGCCAACAGTGTTACCTGAAGGTGTCGCAGCTGATGTTAACTTTGACCCAAAGATGCCTGAACAGCTTAAGGGAGAAACTGAGATGTCTTCGCCTTATGGGTTTAATGGTGACGGCATGGATTTACCGAAGGGTGCTACTGAAAAAACATTGGCAGAAAGGCTGGGTCCTTTACAAGACAAGTTGGGAGAAATTGAAGGGTTGGAAGAAGGGGTAGGTAAAACACCTTCTGCTGTTACATTTAGTCCTGCTATGGTAGCTGCTAAGTCTATGGAAAAACAAATCATGGACCAACTACAAGAGTCAGGCACTAGTAAACAACTAAGAAGCACAGCATTTGAGATGGCATTATTCGGAACAGGAGTAATGAAAGGTCCTTTTGCTGTAGATAAAGAATATCCTAATTGGGATGAAGAAGGTAACTACAGTCCTGTATTTAAGACTGTACCATCTACATCACATGTATCAGTATGGAATTTCTTTCCTGACCCTGACGCTGCTAACATGGATGAAGCACAATATGTAATTGAAAGACATAAGATGTCAAGAACACAACTACGTGGATTAAAGAAGAGACCTTATTTTCGTGGCAATGTTATTGATGAAGTAATTGCATCAGGTGAGTCTTATGATAAAAAGTATTGGGAAGATGATTTATCTGACTATGCGGCAGACCACGGAATAGATAGATTTGAAGTACTAGAATATTGGGGAATGTGTGACGTTGATATGCTTGAGGAAAATGAGGTAGATATACCTAAAGAACTTAAGGAATTTGATGAACTACAAGCTAATATATGGATTAGTAATGGTAAGTTAATAAGAATGGTTCTTAATCCTTTCAAACCTGCCACTATACCTTACATGGCAGCTCCTTACGAACTTAATCCATATTCTTTCTTTGGTGTAGGTTTAGCTGAGAACATGGATGATACACAGACACTTATGAATGGATTTATGAGAATGTCTGTAGACAATGCTGTGTTGTCAGGTAACTTACTTATAGAGGTAGATGAAACTAACCTAGTTCCGGGACAGGACTTATCTGTGTATCCGGGCAAAGTGTTTAGAAGACAAGGTGGTGCTCCGGGTCAAGCTATCTTTGGTACTAAGTTTCCTAACGTGTCAAATGAGAATTTACAACTATTTGACAAAGCAAGACAACTTGCAGATGAGAGTACAGGCTTTCCATCGTTTGCTCATGGGCAGACAGGTGTGCAGGGTGTGGGTAGAACTGCATCAGGTATATCAATGCTTATGAACGCAGCGGCAGGTAGTATTAAGACTGTTATAAAGAATGTAGACGATTATTTACTTAAGCCGCTAGGCGAGGGTATGTTTAGATTTAATATGCAATTTAACTTTAACAAAGATATTAAAGGTGACTTAGAAGTACAGGCTAGAGGTACAGAAAGTCTCATGGCTAACGAAGTACGTAGTCAGAGATTAATGTCTTTCTTACAGGTAGCATCTAATCCTGCATTAGCTCCGTTTGCTAAGTTTCCATACATTATTAGAGAGATAGCTAAGTCTATGGAACTAGACCCTGAAAAGGTTACTAATAACATGGATGAAGCAGCTTTACAAGCAGAAATATTAAAGGGTATGCAAGGTGAACAACCTCAACCACAGGCAGGTCAACCACCTGTCGGTGCTAACCCATTAGACCCCACAGGAGCAGGTGGTGGTAATATAGGTACAGGACAAGCTCCTATACCAAATGAACAAGGATTCTCAGGAAATGATGGACAAGCAGGTGCTGCAGCAAATCAAGCCGCTAGTGAACAACCTCAAACTAATGAACAGCTTCAATGATTACATTGATGAGTTAGTGAAGCAACAACATAAGATACTAGAACAGTCTAGTGATACAACTACTCTACATAGGTCGCAGGGAGCTATTGCAACTCTGAATAAGCTAAAACTGTTAAGGGATGAAGTAAATGGCATTAAGTAAACAAATGGAAATGTTTGAAGACGGTGGTCTCAAAGATGAAGGTGGTATGATTGATGAAGTATCAGGCAACGATGTACCATCAGGCTCTACACGAGAAGAAGTGAGAGATGACATACCTGCACAGTTAAGTGAAGGAGAGTTTGTATTTCCTGCTGACGTAGTAAGATTCATAGGTCTTGAGAAGTTAATGCAGATGCGACAAAAGGCTAAGATGGGTCTACAGAAGATGGAAGACATGGGTCAGATGGGTAATTCAGAAGAAGCTATTATACCTGATGATATGCCTTTTAATATAGATGACTTAGATATTGAAGAAGAAGTTGACAACGAAGCAGAAATGGAGTATAATAAAGGTGGAGTAGTTTATGCACAACAAGGTGCTTACATACCAAACGTAGGCAAGGCTTATCAACCACCTGCTGCACCAAATGCAGGTACACCTTATGCTCCTGCTACTTTTACGGACTTGTTAGGTACGAGTGCAGGTGGAGCACCTAAAACACAGAATGTGAGATATGTTAATGAAGCAACAGGACAGGTTCGTATGATACCTCATGTATTAAATCCAGATGGCAGTATAGGAAATTCATTGTATCCTACACCAGACGGATTTGTTAGAAAAGAAGAAGCACCTAAAGAAGCAGCTAAGCCGACACAAGTACAATCAACTAAAGTAGCACCTGTTGATACAGGAGAGGACAGTGGTGACCAAGAACAAAATGACCGTGATGAAGCTATGTATGGTCCGGGAGGTGGTAGAATATCTTTAGGTGGTAAAATAGATGTTGAGAAGACTAATAGATTAGGTGGTCCTGTCAGAGGTAGTTCACTAACTAAAGGTGCTACTACATTCGGTATAGGTTACACAGTTCCGGGCAGTATTCCGGGTATATATGGTGCTTTAGCAAATGTTATTAGTATAGGAAGTAAGGGTGTTCCTGAAGGTGGAACAGGTAAGTTTACATTAGGTGGTGTTACCTTAACCAAATCTGCTGAAGTGACAAATGCCATAGTAAAAAACCCTATGGGTCCAGAAGCTAAGAGCCTAATAGAACAACATGCAAATGCTAGAAAAACCTTACAAGATTTAAAACAAAGCAACCCTAACCTTTCTAATAGACAAGCACGAGCTATAGTAGATGCCGTGGTACAAGCTGATAAAATAGTTGGAGATGACCAAAGCGTTATTTTTAGTATTGAAAATATAGACGATAGAGTAAGAGATGCTTACATAGATGCTGTTGAAGATGCATCTAAAAACGATGATGGTTCTTTCAATGTAGACACTTACAATAGTTTACCGTCTACTGTTCAAGATGTTTACAATGAGTCTGTGACACAGAAAGAAGATGAGCAACAGCAGTATGGTGGTTACACGCCTCCTTCTCTAAGTTCTTTATCTCCTAATAATGATGACGATGACGGTGGTTATAGTGATTCTCCAAGCGACACCAATAATGACCCCGGAGGTTTTGGTGATATGAGTGGTATGGACTTTAACATAGGTGGACTAGCAGGTAAAAAGAAACCTAAAGTCAAGAAGATGAAGCGAGGTGGATTAGCTTCACGTTAATAATCCACAATAATAGGCTACTTATCCCCCAACAATAATTGGCTACGATAACCCCCAAGGAGAAGACAAATGGCTGAAGAAGCTACTAAAGTAATGGTGGAAGATGCTACACCTAAAAAAGCAATGTTTATGAATAGACCTTATTCTCAAGAAGAAAGAGTAAAGCGAGATGAAGAAGAACTTGCAAGGCTCGTTGAGGAGCAAAAAGGTACAGGTGAGACTAGCGAAGAGGAAACTCCGAGTGAAGAAGAACCGACTAATGCAGAAGAGAAAACTTTTAAAAAGAGATATGGCGATTTAAGAAGGCATACTCAGGAGAAAGAGAAACAGTTTCAAAAACAGCTAGATGATATGAAAGAGCAACTAGCTAAAGCAACTAAGAAAGAAATGAAGTTGCCTAAGTCTGATGAGGACATAGAAGCATGGGCAAAAGAGTACCCTGATGTAGCTAAGATTGTTGAGACTATTGCTATGAAAAAAGCAAGAGAGCAATCAGCAGACTTAGAAAGTAGACTACAGAAAATAGATGAGATGTCTGTTGAAGCTAAGAAAGAGAAAGCTGAAGCAGAACTAATGAAGATTCATCCTGACTTTAATGATATTAGAGATAGCGATGATTTTCACGATTGGGCAGATGAACAGCCAAAATGGGTACAGGATGCACTATATGAGAACGACAACGATGCAAGGTCAGCAGCAAGAGCTATTGACTTGTACAAATCAGATAAAGGAATCGGTAAGGAAACTAAGGCAAAGAGTGATAAAGGTGCTGCTATGGAAGTTGGCACGAAAACTACAAAGACTAAGGTTGATGCTACGGATTCAGGTAAAAAGATACTTGAGTCTAGTGTACAGAAAATGTCGGCTCAACAGTATGAAAAACAAGCTGACACAATAATGGAAGCTATAAGGTCAGGCAACTTTGTTTATGACGTATCTGGTTCGGCTAGGTAGGTATAGACAATGACAGCACACTCAAAAATGTATGTGCCTAAGAAGAACGAAGAGTATATATCACCCTTTGGTCCTTCTATGGGTTACATGAAACTAAGTCCTGACTTTGTTAAGAAGATGAACACTTTAATGAAAATGGAGTTAGCTGATTTTTCTGACCAATTAGTTGGTAAGGTTACACAAGAGTTAGCCTTTAATAAAGAGATTGAAGCACTGTGGATGAAAGAAGTATCTGCTTTTATAGCTAGATTTCATTCATATTCAGAGCAGAGAAACTCTTTTGGTGTTAAAAACTTAGATGCTAATAAGTATAACTATGGCATTAAGATAAACTCAGGATGGTTTGTTAGACAATACGAGCATGAATACAACCCTATTCACTTACATATCGGTTCTAGTATGTCATGTGTTGGTTATCTAGCATTACCTGAAGGCATAGAAAAAGAATGGGAAGAGGATTATAAAGACCATCATCCTGCGAATGGACACATACAGTTTGTTCATGGTACATCATCAGGTTACAATAATACAAACTTTATGGTTAAGCCACAAGTAGGAGACTTCTATATATTCCCTTCTGACCTATTTCATTGCGTATATCCGTTTAAAACAAAGGGAGAACGCAGGTCTTTTAGTGTAAACTTTAACTTTTTAGAGATGGTTAAAGATAAAGATAAAAAGAATGTTGACAAATAGTTATTTTTAAGTATAACTATATGTAACTAGAGGTATAACATAACCCCTTATAGGACACTTATGTTATACTAAAATACCCACTTTAGAGATTACCCAATTATATGAGCCTACAACGGACTCGCTATCCTACGTACAACCTCAACTATGAATGGTCCTTATAAAGTAAAATGACTAAATTATAGTACACTATCTTGTGTACATTTGTTAAATGTTTAAGGAGATTAAAATGGCATTTACATCAGCAGGTGGTTACGGTAACCTACCTAACGGTAATTTTAGTCCTATTATTTACAGCAAACAGGTACAACTTGCATTTCGCAAGGGGTCTGTAGTCGATGCAATCACTAATAATGATTACTTCGGTGAGATTGCTAATATGGGCGATTCCGTTAAGGTTATTAAAGAACCAGAAATAACAGTCAAGGAATACTCAAGAGGAACTACAATAACTCCTCAAGACCTTGATGACGAAGAATTTTCACTTACTATTGACAAAGCTAACTACTTTGCCTTTAAAGTGGATGATATTGAGGAAGCTCATTCGCATATTAACTTTCAAGAGTTAGCATCTAATAGAGCAGCCTATAGACTAGCCGATCAATTTGACCAAGATGTACTTGGTTATATGTCAGGTTACAAGCAAAGTGCATTGCATAGTGCAGCCGATACAGCTAATACTACCACTAACGGTACTGTTGCTGTTTCAACTGCTGGTACTGATGAATTACTAAGTTCTATGCAACTAGACTCTGCAACTTTTGGTGGTACAGCAGCCGATGCTATTACTATTCAGCCAAGGATGCCGGGTGCAACTGATGCAACTCCTGCCGCAGGTGATACATTCCCATTGACTCTAATAGCTAGAATGTCTAGACTAATGGACCAACAGAATGTTGATACTAATGGTAGATGGTTGGTATTAGACCCTGTATTTATTGAAGTACTAAAAGACGAAGACTCAAGACTATTCCAATCTGATTGGGGTGGAAATGGACTTCAGAATGGTTTAGTAATGAATAACTTGCATGGGTTTAAGATATATCAGTCAAATAATCTTCCAAGTTTAGGAACAGGACCTGCAACAACAGGTACTAATAGTTCTACAAACTTTGGTGTTATTGTAGCTGGTCACTCATCTTCAGTAGCTACTGCCGAGCAAATCAACAAGACAGAGACTTATAGAGACCCTGATTCTTTTGCTGATATTGTTCGTGGTATGCATTTGTATGGCAGAAAGATTCTTCGACCTGAAGCAATCTGTACTGCTATGTATCACTTAGCATAGGGAGACTGATTAATGGCAACCGTAAACTTAACTATACCTGCTAGAGGAAATCACCCTAGAGGTAGAAAACCATACATGATTCAGAATACTATTGATTTAGCTGTAGCTACTACATCTAAAGGTACTGCACTAGCTTCTAGTGACGTATATCAATGTCTGAATATTCCTGCTGAATCTGTGATTCTTCACGCAGGTATGGAAGTGACAGAAGTATTAACAGGTACATCAAGCGATGTGGGATACGACTTAGGTATCACAGGTGGCGATGTTGACAACTTTGTTGATGGTTTTGATGCAGATGGTGCTGCGGCAGGTGCTTATGCTCCTACTCCAGCAGCTTATGCTCCTGTAATTGTTGGAGCAGCAGATACTCTAGATATACTTGTGGCAGCTCAGACTGGAACTACATTAACTGGAAAGATAAGAGTGTTCGCAACTCTTATGGACATCAGTGATGCAGGTGACATGGCAGCTAATGAAGTTGATAGAGACACTTTAGCTTAACTTATATATGAGAGAGCAGGGCAACTTGCTCTTTCATTTTACTTAGGAATTATTATGGCAGAAACTTACCTAACACTTACAAATAAAGTAATAGCAAGGTTGAATGAGGTTGCATTAACTTCAACGACCTTTTCTAGTGCTAGGGGTATACAAGTTCAATGCCAAAACGCAATTAATGAATCTATACGTTTTATTAATCAGCGAGAGTTTAACTACCCATTTAACCATGCTACTGCTACTCAGACACTGACAGCAGGTGTGGTTAGATATAGTTTACCTGCTTCTACTAAGACAGTAGATTACAATACATTTAGAATAGTCAAAGACAGTTCTTTAGGTAATGGTGGATATAAATTAGGACTACTTGATTATAATGACTACATAAACAGAGTTATAAATCAAGAAGATGAAATAGAAACAACAACAACTAGTACAACACACACAGATAGTGTTACAACAATAACTGTTTCAAGTACATCAGGATTTGATAGTGCAGGTACAATAGTCATAGGTAATGAAACAATTACTTATACAGGAGTAACTAGTACTACATTTACAGGTGCTACAAGAGGTGCAGGTAGCACAACAGCTGCTTCAATAGCTAGTGGTGTCACAGTAGCACAGTTTGATAGAGGTGGTGTTCCTGAATATGTAGTAAGAACACCTGATAATAACTATTTATTATATCCCTATCCAAATAAATCATATGCAATAAAGTTTGACTACTACACATTTCCTAGTGACTTATCAGCACATGGAGACACTACATCTATACCTGATAGATTTGCACCTGTAATTGTAGATGGTGCTACAGCATTTGTATATCAGTATAGAGGTGAAACACAACAGTATCAACTTAATATGCAAAGATTTGAACAAGGCATTAAGAATATGCAAACATTACTTGTCAACAAGTTTTCATATTTACGTT